GTTCCGGGAATAGAACAGGAAGGCGTTATTGCTAATCGATCTGATGTTGATTTTTCCGCAACCACTTTCAATTCAACTCGAAAGAATGTGATTGAAACGTTGGCGATGAAATCCGGCAAGAAAGCATATAAAGTTGTGGTTTATGGCGGTACTCCTTTTACAGGGACAAATGTAGCGTTGGCTACAGGGACATATCGTAATACATTTACTAACACCGTTAATATGGTCGTTTTGGCTAATGACCCTGATGTATGTGGTGATATTATTGACGGATTAGCAAATGGGGAGTTTGTCGTTGTTCTGGAAAATAAATCCAAGGGCTTGCAAAAGGAAACTAATCCGGGAGATTCTGCATTCCAAGTATATGGCTATTATCAAGGTTTGAAAG